AAGTGACCACGCTCCAAATACTTAGCGTCGACGACCATGCTTAATGCAAGTTGCACACGCTCCACGAATTTGTTCTTCGAACCTGCACGCAACTGACCAACGTTGATAACGGGCACCGTTGAGTCTGTGGACTTCACTACCTTACCCGTTGGGTTGAACGGGCGTCCAAACCCAAGGACCTCGTAACTAAAACGCATCCGTTGGTATACCCCGTTGTTCCCATTCGCTTGCCGTTGAATTGGACTGGCCGTCATACCTTCAACGGTCTCGACCAGACCATCCGTCTCCCAACGCGAGCCGTCAATAACAATACCCACATGTGGCACGCCGTAATCCGATACCGTCGACGTTTCGAAGAACACGATGTCACCCCGTTGCGGTTTATTGTATAACCGTCCGTGTTTAAGAAAGGTGCTCAGTGCAACGGGCGTCTGTGACATAACGGGCAATCGCAAGCCGACTTCACGGGCCACAACGTCAATGAACATACCGTCCCAAGGCAAGCCGTTTGTTCCCAATCGCTCGCCGAAGATATTGTCTCGGCCTTCTCGGGCCACGTACCCGTTGTAACTTAAGGCTTGTGTTACAAACCTGTCGACCTTAGCCGTCGGCTTTCGGAATATCATTTGTCTCTTCCGTTAAAGATTGGAGTTCGTGGAGAAGATTAACCGCTTCGTTTGCACGTGCCGTTAATCGTATGTGTTCAAGTCTAGTCGACGCAAGCCGAACGTCATCGTGGAGTTGCTCGGCTAGAGATGCTGCCATCTCAATTATATCATTAAGGGCTGACATCTTCGACTACCTCTTCTGCGTCAACAATGTCTTCGCTCTTGTTTTCATTAAGTATAGCCGTCCGTCTCTCTTCTTCCCTGTTCGAAGCGTCGATGGCGTTTTGGGCAATCCGTTGCAAACGTTCGGCAATGATGGAAGCGGCAGGGCGTACGTCAAGAGTGACGTCCGTGTTTATATCAAAACCAGCACGCACGCCAGCACGGTCAAGAATCTCGGTCGCCGCTTTCAACTTAACGGGTTCGCTCTCAGCGGAATCCATTAATTGTTCCAGAGTGTCAACAGCCGTCGGTGCTGCTTGGGTTAATCTGGCTCGGGCACGTTCTACTGAGTCGGTCGGTTTATTACGTAAGGACCCTAAGTGAACTCGGCAGAAGCCGTCATCTTGTGGACGTCCGCCAGTCCATAACTGGCAACGTACGCCGTCATCCTTGATGGCCTTGCAACGGGCAGGAAGGGGTAGACGTTTTTTAGGTTCGAGGCCAGTGGCGTCAATTTCGTTGGACTGTTTGGCCCACGCCTTCGTTGCCCCTAGTACCCAAGGGGGAACGACGACGTCGCTTGCAGATTCTGCAAGAAGGTCGTAGCCTGTTAGGTAGTCGGAGTTCTTCGACGCAGGGTTAGTTAGGATTGCTTGCTTTTCGGTAATAGATAGCAAACGTTGTTGAGTTTGCATCTCGGCTGAAAGGGCTTGGATGAGACCCGTCGGAACTCCGTTTACTGCATAGACAGGAAGCCAGTTAAGTTTGGCTCGACGTAGGGCCTGACGATTTTCAAACGTATCTTCACAGATACCGAGGTCGGTTTCTTCGATGCCGTAATCTGATAGATTTGGACGTAGGTTAATTGGGGTATCGATTTGGATATCGGGAGCCTCGAGTTCAGGCTTAGCGAAGAGAGGGTCTATGTCTGTCATCGTCCACGTCCTTAAGTTAGTGAGCCAGACGAGGAGGCTGGGGAGAGACTGCTCCTCGCCTGACCCGAACTGTGCAACCATTTGTTGCTGTTTTAGGTGTCTCTTCCATTAGGTTATAGAACCTAACAGTTATCACTATAAGGGCAAGTAAAAAAACCGATTGGACGAATTTTTGGATGAGGTGAGGCTGTCGCGTACCTTTTTCATTTACAAAGGCAAAAAAATCCCCGAAAAATCAGGGAGAACTGAAAATTCGGGGAAGATTTTAAAAGTGATTTGAAATTACTTCTTTTTTGGTGCTGTTTTCTTTGGAGTAGTTGGTTTACTTTTCTCCACTAGAAGTTTGTTTTCTTTAGATACTTTTGCTGGGTGACGCATCCTGCTACCGTTTTCGCATGGACACATTCCGTCTCCACCACACTTGCAAGTCTTATCGGACATCATAGACTTTAGGATTTGCTGAGTCCTAAAGTTGCTCTGTCTCACTGCCTCAGCAATTACTTTAGGGTCATCTGTCTTTTTAAGTATGGTTCCAGTCTCTGGGTTAATCACCCAACGACCAGAGTCGTCTCGAACGAAGGTTGCAGTCAACTTACGAACATTGCGATATTTGATGCTGTTGATTTGTTTCTTAATCCAGTTTTTCATTCTGTCTTGTCTCCTAATTTTGGATATGGTTTTATTTCGTATTTCAATTTGGCTAGTAGTTCTTTTCTACGCCTCTTTGAAGTTGTATTAAAGAAAACATATCTATGCTTTCTTGGTCTTTCATGTCGTTGGAGTCTGTCTCCATAGAATGCTTTTGCTCCATTCACTCCTCCATGCTCATCGAACAAGTGGCGAGAGTGAGAGCCAGACTTTCCATCTAATCTCCATTCTACATGACGGTCTGACATTCCTGTGTATTTCCAGTTTGTGGCTTGATAAACAATTCCGATATGTCCTGCACCTATTTCAGCGTAGGACACTATTATATCTTTATCTTTAGGTAGCAGTCGTAGGCTACGACCAATCAGATACGACTCTGTGTTCTTTGGAGTCCCATCTTGAATCCACAAGCGAGTGAGTTCTAAAACTTTACTTGACTCTTCAGGACCACAAACTCCTACACACAAACTTGGTGATGCTGGCTTTCCATAGATTACGCAACCAATCATTTCCTCATTATCGAATAGGCCAAACGCAAACATCGTGCTGGCTTTACGATGGAGGTAGTGATTTTCGACAACCATAACATTTGCAGATTTGCTGTCGATTTGTCTAATTACATAATCAATCATTAGAGGTGGAGTCTTGTCCTTCTTCGCTTTCGCTCTTTGCCTCTGAGCAGACTTTACAGTTGCAGTACCACACTTTGTCGTACCACGTTATTTTTGGTCTGCACATGTCATGGCTATTTGTGTTGCAGTAGCCACAGGTTCTATCTAACTCATCCGTCAAGATGGCCTCAATTCGTAAATAATCTCTTTGTGATGTTTCACTCTAACAGTCGGGTCAAGCATAACTTTAAACCCATTCTGTCGAGCGTTCATACACCAAGAATAGTCTTCACCAATATTGCACTCGAACTCTAGACCATCCCATTGGACACCTCTGATTCGGAACCAAGGTCTATCGCAGTTTTCAAAGACTCCAGACTTCATGGCAATAAAGCCAAACCCAATTCCAAAGACTTCGACTGGCTCGTCCTGCATGAAGAAGTCCGTCTCTTTAACTAGGGTAGGTCTACCCTTGGCATCAAAGTTTGCACAAGCAACCTGACCATTTGGATTGGTTTGATAAAGACCACCCAAGATATCTAAATCGGACTCCAAGACTTTTTGAAACATCTCGACATCCCATGAGATATCAGAATCAATCCAGAAGATTTTGCCGTAGGTATATTTACCTGCTCCAACTTCTTTAGTAACCCAGTCGTTCTCGTATTGGTCTAGAGCAGTCAACTCTCTACCACTTGGAATGAATGAACTTTGCTTAGTTAGGAACTTGTAGGTTTTACCATTTGATTCCAGCCAGCGAATAGTGTCAACCAAACTCTCGACATAATGAGGATGGAAGTTTGGAGCAGGGGTAGCAATCAAGACATCGTAATGAGGCTTAGTCATAGTCTTCGCCTCTTCTATCTGAGTCGTCAATTAAAGGCATACCTTTGGAACTACTAATCCAGCCTTCAACAAATTTAGCAAACTGATTAAAATTCAGTGTCTCCAAAATATCCCATTGCTGGGGATTGACTAAGCATACTTTTGCGTAGTCACGCATAATCATTACTTGACGCTTACCTCTGGCATGTGACATTCTGATTAAACGCTCGATTGGCATTTCATCTAATCCAACTAAAGAAAAAACTGTTCCGTCAACCTCGACATCTGTAATCGTAAATGACTTGAAAGCCATCTCGATATCTGAGATTAACTCTCTTGTCGCTTGAGTCTCATTTTTTGGTGTTCCTGAAGGAGCCTCATGTGATTCAGGTCCTCCTCGCTCGTTGGGTAATTCATTTTGTTCTGAATCTCCGTTTGAATCAGGGAATCTATCCATTCTTTGTTCCTAACTTTCTGTTTGTGGTTTAGTTCTTTTGCTAATTTTTTACAGTCTAGGCAACTGGTCTGTCCTTCTGGTACTTCTATTTCTCTATCTGATGCTGGGCAGAAGGCCTTACACAAATATTTTAGTTCTGGCTTTGCTTTAAGTTCGCCAACTAATTCAGCAAGGACTCTTTTTTCCTTATTGCAACTTAGGCAGTCTTGAATTTCTTTTTTATTATATTTGTTGGCAGTAAAATAGTACCCCTCACCTAAACAGGTAGGGCAGATTCTTGTCTCTTGGTCTGGTAGTTCTGTTTCCACTTCACCAATGTAAAACATATCTTTTCCACTCTTTGCTTTAACTCCCTCAAAGACTTGCTTGAAGAAATCTTCAGGGTCAGCAAATAGGGTCTCACCATAAAGATAGATTTCTAGGTAATGATTTATATAAACACCAGTATCACCATTTAAAACATAGTGAGACATAAAGTCCATATTTGGATTGACAGTCTTTGCCTCTTCTTTGAATAGGTCTCGCAACCCGTCAATAAAATCTGACGTAACTGTTTGTTTGTGGTGCTCTACTCCCACATGTAATTTTGCTTTGTACATTTCTTTCCGTCTTTCTGTCGTATTCTATTATAACTCTAAGCGACACTTTTTGCAAATCAGGACATCGTACCCTGTTGCCTCTTCTTTTGGAACTCCTGCTGATGTAACTGGAACTGGAGATATTGGTCCCTCAACTCCACACTTGTCACACTTCTGGTCAATCAACCAAGTTACAGCGAATCCTCTTTCAACAGCAGTCTGCAATCCCAAACCTAGGGCATGGAACACACCTGACCCAGTTGTCTTACGAAGGAAACATCTGACATCCCCGACTTGCAATACTGGTCTAACCTTCTTGCACGGACATTCCATCTTTGATGGCTTGCAATAAGTTGCAAACGTTGTCTCATGTCTAGCGACTGGATGTCCACAAACACAAATGCGATTGTCTCTATCCAAACGTGTTTTTCTTTTTAAAACCTTCTCGGCCTCAAGCACATCTTCAGACGTAAAATCTAAAAACGAGAACGGATTTTGTT